CGGTGATGAGCATGGTGACCATGCATTTCAACGTGCTTGTGGCCGTGATGCTTCTTAGCGCGACCGCCGTGTTTACGGGCAGCATGCTTTTCCTCTGCTTCATGGACAGTATGCGAACCAGCGCCCGCATAAACTTCCTTCGGCGTTGGATCTTCGTCTACTTCACCATGCATTGGCGACTCAACCTTGCCACCCTTTTTATGGGCAGCGCGTTTCATCGTATGCATAGAATGCTTCTTAACTGCGTGATGAGCCATGCCGCCGTGGGCGTGGTGTTCACCATGCATTTCGTGATGCTTATGACCTTTCATGGCCTACTCCTTAAAAGTTATAATACTGGGTCAGGCCGAACAAGCCAGTCGCCGACTGAACATTGTAGGCTTGCGGAATCTGGCGGAACGAATACTTGTTCGTGCCAGTGGAAGGCGTAAGATTGACACCCGACGCATTCGCAAGGTCAATCGTGCCACGGACATCGCCCGTTGTTGCGGACGGTGTAGTACGGTCAGCAGGTAAGAAGCCGTTTGCAGCAAAACCCGTGTTAAGCGCTGGTGCAGTCTGAGAGTTACCAGAGTTAACAACAACTTCTGCTGAAGTATCTGAACGGATTGGCAAGCCAACAATTGCAGTTGTACCAACAGAGTAAGCGTGGGTCGTATGAGCCGCGCCGCCGGAAAGCACCACAGACTTGATATACTTAAACGCCTTCTTTCCGTTTACTGCGTTACCCGCTGAAATCGTGATGGCTTCAGACATTGGATATCCGTAGACATCGTAGCCGTTAACCGTCGCGGTTGCATAAGTGGCGCTGGCTGCTGCAGTAACGCTTACTGCACGGCCAACCATTGCCATTGGGTTCCAAAGCCAAATTGATGGCGTCTGGAGGTTCGTTGGAATTGCGCAAGATTGCACGTTTGGATAGGCCAAAGTAACCGTACCAGACGTGAATGTTACGTTCTGACTTAGCTGATAAGTACCAGTCTGTCCGTTACCAACCGTTGATGAAGTTCCTGTCGTCGTAATCTGAGAACTAATGTAGACGCCAGAAGTTGCACCAAGGGTTCCGCCTGTCACCGTCGTAGAAGAGGACAGAAGAACCATTCCCGGACCAATTGGCATGCCACTGTTTGCCGTAACAGTCAGAATACCGTTCGTTGCTGAAGCAGTAACTGAAGCATAGGCATCAAGTGCCAAAACCGTGTCCGTGGCGCCCGTATCTGACCGGGTAAAGTTGGACGAATAGTAGACGCCAGTAGTAGCGGAGTTAGTCGTAACAAGCGAAAGAGTTGCGCTTGTTGGGTTTGCAGAGGCAACAATTGCTGCCGCTGCGTTTGTGTATGGGACGCCAGTGAACGAAACAATGTCACTGAAGCCGTACCACCCAAAATCCTGCGCTGCCTGTGACTCACCGGGAAGGTAAGTAAAAGGAGTGCGCGGATCAAGGATGCCGCCCCCCGCATAAAATAGCGAGGAGCCTAAGTCAGGGTTGTAGTCCGATGGTTGCGATGGGTTTTGCCCAAATACAATCAGTGGACCGGAGAATGCTGTATCAGCCATAGTGCCTTCTCCTTACGAGGTTGGGAACGAGCCGTAGATAGAACGCCAATTGTAATAGCCCAGAGAATAACGCTCATAGCCCTTAACAAGAAGGTTGTCTGTCGTGAAGTCGACTTGCATATCCATTTCAAATGGAATGCGCTCCATGTACACCAGACCTTTAATGTTCGTTAAGAGGAACCAAGCGTAGTTGGAGGTCAAGAAGTCCATGACCATGTAACCTTCTGGCAGACCGCCACCCGTAAAGAGGATCGCATTCGTGTCGTTATCTGCCGTACCCGGACGAAGCTGCGTCTTCGTAAGACGAATAGCAACTGGTTCAAGTGAAGGAGGAACGATCAACTTACGACCACGGGCAAAAATCTTGATGCCAGCGATATCACGGAAGTTCTGACGGATAGAAACCATTGCGTTAAGCAAGGTTGCTTCGTTCAGATCGACCTGTACAGTTGGGGTATTAGCAATCGTCAGACCGCCATCAATAGGATGCGACGTGGAGCAGAGTGCCACACCGTCAGCGCCGATGGATGCATTGTACGTCGTTGCCGTGTTAAGCACGTTAGCGGCGTAAATTTCTTTGGTCTGATGGAAAGATTCAGTAAGGCCAAGGTTAGTTGGCTTGAACTGAGCCTTGTAGAGGTTATCGTCGATAGCCTTACGGGTGATCGCGTAGCCAAGTGCAATTTCGTTATGCTCTTGGTTGTACACGTAACGCTCACCAGCGGCGTTATCAAACTGAGTGTTACCACCTTCTTGCTTCAACTGAGCAAGACCAAGGTAACGCATTTCAGCGGTGCGTTCCAAAGCCATGTTTGACTTGGTGATTTCAAATACCTTGTCGTACTGGGATGGAATCTGCGAATACTTGCCTTCAACTCCACGGAGGCCGGGGAGGAGAAGGTCACGAATCTGACTGAGATTAATAGCCATTTGAA